CGTACAAAACTATTTGCCATATTTTATTAAATTCCTTGTATTTATTCGTTTATCTCTTCTAAAAGGGGTACTTTATTATTTAAAGTAAGATTTCTTCTTTTTTCCTATTTTATTCTCATCAAATTTGAATATCGTGAAAGCTCCTCTTTCTTTTACTGTTCTTTCAATAATAGGGTATTCTTTATACATTTCAGCATATGCTAATTTTTCTGCGGCGTGAACATATTTCAATAAGATAACTTGTCTCCAATCTTTACCTGCTACCATACCATCAGGAACATCATATAATGGACTGTTTTTATCCATAATAAGTTTTTCCATTAAATCTTTAAGATAGTATTTTTTACCATCATAAGTGATTTTTACTTGTCCTGTTAATTCTCTCCATCTATCATACGCAGTTTGACCTGTTGTTTCATTTCTAATAGTTCTTAAATCTATCCTAGATTTTCTATCTACAGGGGGTGGTGGTCTATAATTAAAATCTCTAGTTTCAAAGAATCTTGCCACTTCTTGATGTTTAAAATTAGTCATAGCAAAAGGTGAAGACCATAATCCTACATTACCACCTATTCCAAATAACCAACCATTTTTTCTATCAATCTTTTCACCAAATATATTACGTTTAGGCATAATACTATCTTTACCTATAAATGGATTTAATTGTTTTAATCTATCACTTAAAGTAAACATTTCCTTTTGATATTCAGCATCTACTCTATTAATATATCTTAATCCACCTGATAATGGAAACCATTTATAAATTCCTCTAGCTAAGATAGAAGTTCCAATTCTATCAGGAGCTCTTGATTTCATCATATCATCACTTAATAAAAATGATGCAGTTTCAATAATGTTTCTTGCATAAAATTTAGAAGATATGTTTCTTGTAAGTGACGCAATTACACCCATTGATAATTCTGTTAAAGTGTTTTCTGCTTCTGAAGGTAAATCTTCGTTGTATCTAAGAAAATCTCCTACTGTGTCCATTAAATCTGCCATCATAAAGAAAGGCATCATTATAGGGTCAAGTCTATTTAAACTAATATATCTTCCATCAGCAGTTCTATAAGAATAAGGTTGCCAACCTGTAGCTTCTTCTCTAGCTTTATTTTCTTTCCAATCTTTTGAACCCCCACCTGTAATCTTTCCTGCTTTTACAGCAAAGAAAGCTGAAGTCCACAAAGCCATACCTGCTACCATTCTAGCATTTGCTTCAGCCGCCGCTTCAGGATTAATATAACTTCCATCAGCATTTTTTGCTAAAGCGTGTCTAACGTGAACCAAACTTTTTCTTAATAGTGGTATTTGTTCAAAGTTCCATTTTAATAAGTTTGCAGGAGTATTAATAAAGTGAAGACCTAAAGCTCTTGTCCATTTATGTTTAGCAGTAAGCTCAAGTACACCACCTGTAAAACCACCTTCTTCTTTTCCTGTCTTAGGATTTATAGAATACGCTGATTGAGTATATGAACCTTCTCTAGCATATTGCAAAGGGTCATTTACAGATAATCTATTAATATCATCAATAGGAGCTTTATTGCTCATAGCTATTGTTGAAATAGCTTCACCTGTTTCTTTTTGATAAAATGATTCTATTTCTTTAAATCTTTTTTTGTATGCGGCTTTAGCATCAGCATCTTTAAAATACGCTGAAAATATGTTAGCATCATTTTCTTTTCTTATTTGTGAATGAATTTGAGAAGTACGTCTAGCTTTAAACATCATTGTTTTAAGAAATTCATCACCTGCTGATAATGTTCTTAATGGTAGTGTTGTTGCTAATCCTACAGGTTTAATAATACCTTTTTGTACCATTTCTCCTGCTTTTCCAAAAGGTGAAGTTATTAACTCACCCATAGCTTCTATCCAACTTTGTAATTGTCCTTGACGCATAGAATTGTCATATTTCATTTGTCTACTATCAAGTATACTTCTACCTGCTACAAAACTTTTACCAAAAGCTCTTAAAGCGTGATATAAATAAACATATTGATGTATATAAGTATCAAATGCTTCTACAGCTAATTGACGTGCTCTTTGATTTTTAACAGGATTCAACATCGCCGCTCTTATAAGCATTACAACAGGCTTATATTGAGTCTGCATTAAACTTGAAACAATGTTAAGTATGTGTGTATCAGGAGAAGACAGTAAGTTATTATTTACAAACTCAGCCGCTAATTCCCATTTACCTACTTTATGTGCATTTTGTAATGCAACAATTACTTGTTCATCAGTATCTAACTTCGCAACAGCTTCCCAAAACTTTTCAGGATTTGATTCTTTTAAATCCTTCATTCTAATATCTTCAGGATTAATAATTAATTCTTTAGCTCTTAGTGCGTCTTTATTAATTCTTCCTGCTTGTTGTGCTCTAGCCACAGCTTGTGTTACTTCTTTATGATTGACTAAAGTGTCAGAAATAGCTTGTCTTTTAACTTCAAGTCTTTTTAAAATATAGGCTTTATCTTCAGGTTTTAAATCTTGTCTTTGTAATTTATTAGATAATTTAATCATATCATCTGATTGCTTTAAAATCATATCTCCGTGAGCAACCATTTGTGCCGCTAAATATTTATCATCTTTAGCTCTTGATTTAATTAATTTTCTTAATACATCAGGGTCTTCTCCTAAAGTTTCAGCTATTTTTATAGTTTCTTCATTAGTTAATTTTTTAGTATCAATTCTTCCTGCTTCAAATGCTTCATCTGTTAAATATTTTAAAAGTATAGCATTTCTTTTTGGACTATATTTAGTATAATTTAAAAGTTCTTTAGGTGGCTTAGAATCAGCACCTATATCAATATTATCTAAATTATCAACTTGGTCTTTTACAGTCTTTCCGTGTAATTTACTTTTGTATTCTATTTGGTCAATTTCATTTTTAGTTAAATTCTTATAAAAAGACTTTTTATCTTTAGCAGTATATAAATCTTCAAATAATCTTTTACCTGTTATTTCACTTCTACCATATTCGTGTAAATCATTAAGATTTTTAATAGAATTATTTTTTAATTTTCTTGTTCCTAATCTAAAACCACCATAAGTAAAAGTTCCACCAAAAACTGAACCAAATCCAAAACCTGCAACAGTAGAAAGTGCAGTTTGTCCTACACTATATTTATTTTGAATACCTGTTTTTATTGCAGTAGTTTGTAGCATAGCATCGTGGACAGTACCCACACCTGCTCCTATGTAACCTTCAGTTATAGCTCCTTTTTTAACAGCTCCCCACAAGCCTTGTTTAGTAGCTTGTTTTTGAGCTTCCAATAAAACTCTCTTATTAACTTCTTTAGCCATCTTGCCTTTAAGAGCAGTTTTTAATGCTTGTTTATATGCTTGTTTTGCCGCTTGACCACCAATTCCAAAACCAATAAGGTTTACCCAGTCAAACACCATAGCTCCACCATTATCAACTAACCAAGAACCAAAACTTCTATTAGGGTCGTCCCACCAAGAAGGTAAGGCTTCATAAGTTTGTTGTATGTAAGCAAATTCTTTTAATCTATCAGGTGAATCGGTAAGAGCATTAGCCATATCCATACCCATTGAAGTTGTATTGTGATTTCTCCAAGACCTATCATTATAAAAATATTCTAATAAGTCTGCGTGAGACATATAATCAAATTTATCATTACCTTCTCTATGAGAATAATAACTTCTTAATGTATTATAAAATCTTTCACTTTGTATTTCTTCTAAAGCTAAATCAGCATTTTCTGCTTTTTCTAAATTGTAATTAATAGTGCTAATTTCATTGTTATCTTTATTTCGCTTTAATTTTTTTGAAAATACAGAAGCCATTAGTTATTACCTATTTCTTTAGAGTCTATACCAACTATTTTTCCTATAATATTTTTAACATCTTTAACGTGCTTAGCTGTCCAATCTTTTCCAAATATATTTTCAGCTATTAATTCTACCATTTCTTGTTGCATATCAGTAGGAAATGCACCTAAAGATTTTTCTAAATCTAATTCACCAAAATAACTAGCATCTAATCCAACACCATCTAAAATTTGTTTAACATATTCTTCAACTTTAGGAAGAACATTCTCATTGTAAAATTCTTTTTTATCTGTTGAATCTAAGTCAAATAAATCAGCATCTTTACCAAACCAACTAAAATCTCCTTCAGGAAGTTTTATACCTGATTCAACCAGTGCCTCAATGTTTGCAACAATTTGGTCTGCTTTTTCATCTACTTGTTTTGTTTCTTTAAGTTCTAAAGTTTTTGTTTCAATTTCTTCTTTTTCTTTCATTGAAATTAAACCTTCAGGTTCAGTTGTAGGGTCAGCTTTGTAGACTGACATAACGTGCTTACCTAATTCTTCTATGTATTTTCTTCTTGTTTCGTGGTCAGGTAACTTCCCGTGTTCTTTTAAATATTCTGCTTCATATGTTAGAATTTCATTTTTCATATAATTCTGAGCATTAAATACTGCGGCTTGAGCACCATTTTGTGTAATACCTGTTGTTTTATCTGTAAATGAAGTAACAATATCTTTTGTAATTTGAGTCATATTTGATGAGTAAACAACTTCGTCAATATAAACAGGAGCTTTTCCTTTATCTTTATTAGACATATATGTTGTCCATCTAGCGTTTGCTGTTGCTAATTTAGAATGAGGAATACCTCTTTTATTCATTTCAGCTATCATCTCAGAATAAGTATCAAATTTACCTTCAGCTATTTCCATCATAAAAGCATTAGAAACACTTGGGTTATTATCAATTTCTCTACTTTCACTAAAGAAAGCTCTGAAATTTTCAACTACATTTAAGTCACCTAATGGAGCTAATTCTTTATTAATCATTTCATTTAATTCATCAATATTATAAGGTCTAATTATTTCTTCTCCTGATTTTTCATCTACACCTACTACTTTACCTTTCATAGCATTAGCATAAACTTCTTCAACTTTTTTATTTTTTTCATAAACTTCATTTTGTCTTTCTTTTTGAACAAGATTAGCTTGACGTACATTTATCTTATCTAATAAATCAGCTACAGCAGGGTCTCTTGTACTAATTAAAGAACCTAAATTATTTCCACCCTTACCTTTACCTCTATCTGAAGTTAAAATTTGTATAGCTACATCTAATTCATCAGAGTCAGTAGCAGTAGCTAATATCCATTCAGCGTGAGACATAGCTACTTCATTCATTTCATCATTATCAAAGAAGTATGCTTTCTCACCATCTTGTGTTGGCATTTCAGTATTTAAAGTTTTAATTCTTTCCCAATAAGTAGACATATCATTTACTGCAAATCTATCTAAATATTTAACACCATTCATTATTTTCTTTTCGTGAGCCCATTCAGCTCTTAACTGAGCATCTTTAACTTTTTCATCTGCCGCCCATTCATTGAACGCCGCCGCAAAACCTATTCTAAAATCTGCACTTGCTTCATTAAGATTAGGTAAATGTTTTTTCCAAAAGTCTTCTATAGTTCCTTCAGTATCTTTATAGTTATAGTCATCTGCCGCTTCTTCTATTTTTCTAATAGTTTCCACTGCTTCAAAACGACCTGAGTGTGAATCTACAACTTTTTTAACATACTGATTACTTAATTCTTCATACTCACCATTCATAATTCCTTTATGAATATCCTCAACACTCATACCACTAGCATTTAATTCTAGCATTTTGGCTTTTGCCGCATCTTTTTTTCTTTCAATATATTTATCTGACCAATTATTTAAAGCGGGAGTAAAGTCATTTTTTAATGCTGTTACTATTTGTCCCATTTCAGTTTTTCTAGCGTCTATATGGTGAACAGCTCCTTTGTTTGTAGAGCCTATCCACTTTTGAGTTACTTGTGATTTATATGCCATATTACATTAACTCCTTAGTTGGGTGTGAAGGTACGGCTGAGTAATCCACTCTAGGTTTTCTTCGGTTAATCCATTTATTATCTGAAGCCGCATAATTTAATCCGTGCCCTGCAAGTGCTAATCCACTTCCTAGTAAACTAGGTTGTTCTACAGGTCTAATATTACTATAACCTCTATGTAAATTTGCGTAAGCATCATCTTCTTGATTCATTAAAGTCATTGTATCTTTTTCAACATCAAATAAAAGTTCTCCATAAGCTAAATCGTGACTTCCACTCATATCTTGCATTACTTTAAGTGCGTTTCCAAATCCCGCATTAACAGCATAGGCTTGATTCTTAGTTAATTCTTGTCTCATTTTTAATCGTTCTAAAGACTGTGCTTGGTCTACACGAGAAGCCTCTGCATCAATTTTAGCTAAATCATTCATATAGGCTTCATTAACATTACCCATAGTAACTCTATTAGCGGCTTCATTTCTCTTAGCTATTGCTTTCTCATTTTGATGTTTAGCGACAGTTCCGACTACTGCCAACGCTAATTGGGCTTCAGCTACTCCACACATTATTCTTTATTCATCTCCTTTATCATTAATAAGAAGGGTAATTTTCCTACCCCATATTCTTTAATTTCTTCTTTAGGTTCAAAACCAAGATACTGTAGCCATTTTAATGACTTCCAATTTCTTCTATCAACCCAGTTGTATATATAAGTATATCCTTGACCCATTTTAGAAACCCAGTAAGGACATTCTTTTATAAATTGTTTTGTATGTTTAAATAAGTCTTCACTTGATAATAACCAAGCTACGCCATATTCAGGGTCTTTTGTTGGAGCAACCCCAAACATACCTATTACTCCTTCACTGGCTGTGCCAATGATTGTATAATTTCTACTTCCGTCATAAGTAAACGGAGTAACTAAAGCCTCTAACGGAGAAACTCCATTTGATGCTCTTACTTCTTCCCTATCTGCTTTACGCATTTTAGGTGCTAATTGTAGCACGTCAGCTAATATTGCAGGACGTACATAGTTTTCTTTTTCCATTATATCCTTGTTGCTCTGTTATGGTATAAACCTTCTACTTCAGCACTTGCTATATACATAGGTAAGTGTGAACTAGATTTAATGTCAAAAGTAAAATCGGTATTCTTACATTGTACTGGTACTTTAATAGTTCCTGAAGACAATGCGGCAGACCCAATGGTACTACCTGATGTCCCTAGAACATATCCGTTCATTACAGTTGTAGATTTACTTCTATTCTCAGGTGTTACTTCTGCTGTGAAGAAACCTGAATTTTCATAAGTTAATGCTATATTTCTAATTTGGTAACGACCTGTAGTTACAGCTAAAAGTCCTCTACCAGTATTTTCTCTAACATATTGTGTTGATAATGTATACTTAGATTCAAAAGGCACACCTATCCATAAATCTGTATGATTTCCTTCTAAAGTATAATTAGAACCACTAACAAATGTTAAAGCATAATCTGCTCCATCAGTTTTATCTACAGCTTTTAAACCTGTTTTAGCTCCATACGGAGAAGTTACAGTTGTTAAACCTGTTGTACTGGAATATGAACCTGTAACTGAAGTTCTTTTATCAAGATATACTCCGTGTCCTAATGTTGCCTCTTTTAAATTTCTTAAATCTATTTTAAATAATTTTGTATCTTGTCCTTCAACAGTAAATAAATAAATATTACTTTCTACAGACATACCACCTAATATTTTAACACCACTAAATTCCCATTTAGACCAAGCTGTTTGTACTTTTTCTCCACCATCAAAGAAATATTTATAAATATACATAGTATCAGCATTAGTTGGTGCTATATCTGTACTTATAGTATAAGGTGCAACTTGTGTATCTGCTGTGTCATCACATAGAATTGCCATACAATCTTCAACAGTATTACTTACAATTTGATAAGCATTAGAAGGTATTAGACTTTGTACTGAAACTGAAATATCTAAACCATCATTTGTTAATGTATCATCATCAGCATAATATTCTCTTATTGCTGTATTGTTTGTTCTAGCTTGAGCAAAGTAAGCAAACTTACCTGCCGCAATAGGTGTTACTGAATCATCGTGTTCAAAACTTGACACTTCATTTAATATAGCAGTAGTTGGACTTATAGTATCTCCTGCGTGGTCAAGTTTATATTGAGCTGTATCAGAGAATAATAATAATGTTTCATTAAATCCTACTGAGTGTTTCAATGTATTAACTTGTGTTCCTGAAGCCGCTATATCAATAGGGTCAGTATCTAAAACTTGTGTAACTGTTGTAGCAAAGAAATTAAAGTAACTAGCATTTTCAGTTAAAATTAAATTCTCTCCTGATAACAGTCCTAATCTATTTTTATAATATGTTAAATTCTGTATTGTTTTACCTACAAATGAAGGATTAGGATTAGTGTCTGTAGCATCACCACAAGTCCTATCTGTCCAATCTAATTTTTTAAATGTAAATGTACCATCATTATTATTAATCAATGCGTGAGGCATTGTAGTATCATCTAAACCGACACTTGTTGCAGGTGCAATAGTTTCTGTCCACACGCCCATACCATCAAATTTAACATAGTAATCAGAAAGAGTATCTCCTTCATCACCTGTTACTTTGACAATAGTGCCTTCTTTTCCATAGTAAGGTAATTTTGTAAAATCTTGTATTGTATCTTTAATAGCATACATCGCTGTATTACCTGAACCATCAGCCGTACTTATTGTATAAGTTTTAGCTTGGTTAATAATTTTTCCATAAATAACAGAATCAAATTGTTCAAAATCAAAATAAGTATTTATATCAGAAAAGTTTGATAATCCATTTGTAGATAAAGTTGCTCCTGTATCTGTTCTAATTGTTTTAAAATCAATACCATTTGCACTAGAATTATAATGAGAACTTGCTTGTCCCTTCATTAATATATCTGTTACTTTATTTGTATCTCTATATTTACTATCTGTAGAAGCATCATTTCCTGTAGGAATTTGAAATATACATTCTATTTCATAAGCCCAATCTTCGTGTTTTAATGCTACTTTATATTCTCTACCATAATTAGTTGATTTACAGTAGACGTGAAATTCCTCTACTTTTGCCGCAGTTGTTGTACTGTCAGCCGCAGGTGTAATTGACTTATTAACTACAAAAGTATAATCCGCAATATTAACCATACGGAAATCATTTTTAGGATTTGTAGAATTAAGGTAAGTATTACCATTAGGATAACTTACAGTTTTTTCATTACCTGCTAAATCATAAACTTTAACTCCATTGTCATAGAACGCACATAAATATCTATTTGACGCATCTCTTTGTATACTCCATATCTTAGCAGTATTAGGAAATACATTTGTAGAATCTAGTGTAGCTACATATTCTAAAGGTGGTCTCTTTGATAACCCATCTACAATGTTGTTTTGACAATTAACTTGGTCTTGACCTTGATTAATACCACGTTGTGAGGGGGTTTGTTGAGACATACCATTTAGAAAATTTGGTACGGATTGTGAAATCACTTGTCCCATTAGTAAGTCCTTCTAGTAGTCCTGTTTATGATTGAATAAGTATTCATATCACCTTCTAACATATTAGCATCAGCACTTCTGCTATCCGCTTGTCTAAAAGCGGCTAGTGCTTCTTGCTCATCATTTCCTGCCAATTCAGTAATTCCTTTATCTCCAATAAATCTTGAAGCAAAACGTCTAGCGGCTTTTGTTGCTATATATTGCCTTGCATATTCAGGGAGTTGTTCAAATTGTTGGACTAAGACTAAGTCCACTGTAGGTAGGATTGTTGATGTTCCAAACACATCGGTATGGTCGTCCATATCATATAGAAAACCATTACGAATAACTAAATTTCTATCTCGGTATTGTGCAGAAGCATCGGCTTGTACGCAGTTAGATGGTAAAGGTACTTTATTGTCTGTATCTCTTGCGAGTGTATAAGCATAATGGGTATTAAAATTCCACCCCATTGATTGAACTGACATTGAAGTTTCATCTAAAATGTTTTTAGCGACAGATACATCGGTAGTTACTGTCCCTGTAATTGAGTTTACAGGAGCTTCTCCTATAACACTCAACATTTGATTAACTGCTTGTAATTCAGTAGTAGGTGTAATTTGTGTTGCCATTATATTATATTATTATTGCTATTAATAAAATTATTGCAAAAGCAATACTTACTTTTTTATGTTCATTCCAAAAGTGTTTTGCTTCTAACATAATTTCTGTTATTTTATTTATCATTATTATTTATATCCTCTATTAAATTAACTAGAGGGGATTTCTCCCCCCTAGACTTTGTTATTAAGATATTTTGATTGTCTTTTCTTTCTTCTCTTCAGGTAAATTCTGAATCAAAGAAATGTTTAGAACACCATCTTCTAACTTAACTTCTTTTACTTCCGTAAATTCAGCAAGTTTAAATGATTGTTCAAAAGACCTTTCACCAATACCTTTGTAAAGATAATCTTTCTCTTTACTTTCTTTCTTTCCTTTTACTTTTAAGACATTTTCTTTAACAGAAATTGTAAGGTCATCTTTTGAAAACCCTGCAACAGCCATTGAAATGTTATACAAACCATCTGACATTCTTTCAATGTTATATGGTGGATAACCAACTGTCTTAAAACTTCTAAGCTCATCAAATAGGTCATCAAAACCTACCGAAAAAGCTCGGAATGGTGTTAAGTCTAGTGTCATATTTCCCCCTTTCTTAGGCGAGTTAATCAAGATACCCACTAGGCATATCTTGAAGTTATTATAAGTAGAAAAGGGGGACGTTAATCCCCCTAATCTATTAGTGTAATAAAGAAACTATTACGCTTCTTTAATTCCTACAGCCGCTTCAGGTCTAAGAACGCCGTGTCCCATAGCATATTTAGCGACCATTAATGTACCTTGTCTTCTGATGTCATATTCTGACTCAACAGCCAAGTCCATAAGTTTAACAGTACCAACTGCTGAAGGGTGAGATACAAGACCTTCGTAGTTTGTCAAGTTCACAGATTGAGGTGTACCACCTGTAGCTGTTTGACCTGCATCAACGTCTGAAGTTCCTACATCATCTTTCACAAAATGAGCCATAGGTACTAATTCAATACCTGCTATTTTCTGAACTCTACCTTCTGCGATTGAGCCTTTACCACTAAAGTCTACGTTAATAGCATTAGTTGCATTAGCTAACTTGTAGTACATTTCAGGGTCTAAGAAACATTTTCTACCTTCCGCAGGAACGTAGTTGTTATCTAAGTTTTTAGCACAGTCAAATAATGCTGTGATAAACCCATTAGCACTTGTAGCCGCAGTCGCATTAGCGATGTCGGTATTTGTCACAGTTGAACCTGCACCATATCCAGTATCAGATACGTTTGCCGCCGCTTGTGACGCTAAACCAATAGTTTGTAAAACGTGCTTGTCTTTAACGAAAGCTAAAGCTCTACCGATTTCAGCAGAGTACGCACTTCTTACGTCCCAATGATTTTTTGCTTCCTCAATATTTGATAAAAATACTGAAGATATTAAAAGGTCATTAATTGTAATAACCTTTTCGTTGTGGTTTACATCAGAACCAGTAATTTCTGCTCCTGCTGTATGATAAGCCGCATCAATTCTTCCCATTACTGGAAATGTTGCACTCTTACCACTTGAGATAGAACGAACCATCTCTTGCCCTGTTGTCTTAGAAGCTCTGTCAAAAGAAGTAAGAACTTCCCCCGCAAAAACTTTTAAAAACAGTGCATCTTCTGTTCCCGCTTTATTTATCTTACCAACGGAAACTGGTGTTGCGTTTGCCATAATTATTCTCCTTTGAATTTATGGTTATTGTTGTTAATAAAAGCCTTGTATTTTCAGCTTCTTATACTAAATTGTCTTCCCGCAGGAAGGTAAAGATAATATACTTATTTACTTGGCAGTTGCCACCTATAAAGGTTGCACAACTATGTTATATTAAGATTGCTACCTGTATCATAATTACTCATTCCTGAAGTATTATTTAATTTAGCAATTTTCTTATCAGGTGATGAGGTAGTAGTTTCGCTTACAGTGCCAACATTTCTTTTCTTTGTTGTTTTTTTAGCTGTCGGTTCTTTAGCTTTAATCATTGTTTGACTACTTTTACTACCTATACACATAATTATTTTTTCTTTTTCTTATTTTTTTTCTTCTTTTTATCTTTTTTCTTTTTTTTCTTTTTCATATTATATCTTACTATTAGCTAGTTTATTTTTAACTTCAGCTTGATAAGCAGGGTCTTTAGAATATCTAGGGTCAGACATAGCTTGTGTTACCTGAGCCCAAGAATCAAAACCTTGTTCACCACTAGGAGATGCTTTACCTTCTACTAATTTAGGTTCACTTCCTGTAGCTTGTGCATATCTTGCTTTAAGACCTACTACAGCTAACTTAACAGCTTCTAAATCTTTACTGTTTACTGCTGTATTATAAGCCTGTTTTTCAGTTTCAGATAAATTATTACTAGCCCATTCAGACATAGCATCATATGATTCAGCTCCGCCAACCATATTTTTAACTGACGCTGATTGTTGGTCAGCTATTGCTTGTTGTCCTGCAATAAATCTGTCCACATACTCTTTTGGTATTCCTGCTTTTTCTAATGATTGATAAGACTTATCAGCAAGTTTACCCTCTTTAGCATATTCTTCTGCTAGAGAATCCATATTTAAACCTGCACTATCTACTGCTTTTGTAGCAATATCTAAATCAGATTTAGGTTGTTCTTCTTTTGTTTCTTCTTTTACTTCAGTCTTTGAAACTGGGTCTACTGATTCCTTTGGTTGAGATTGCTCACCAAGTTTTTTCTCTAACTCTGAATATGATTTGACTAATTCTTCAACTGAGTTGAATTTTTCAGGCAAACCTTCAGGCTTACTTTGTGTAGGCTTATTCTCTTCCACTGGTTTCTCAGCAGTAGTTTCAGCTTGTTTAACTTCTACTTGTTCTACCATTTTATTTTCCTTTTATTATTGTGGTTGTGGCTTAGTCATATTACTTGCCACAGGAGCTACAGCTTTCTCAGCCATCTGCATCATTTGTTGTTGTTGCATTTGCTGTTGCTGTGCTTCTTGTTCAGCCGCTAATTGTTCTTCACTTTTAATTAAACCTTCCATCTCTATTCCTAAACTTGTAGCAATACGTTTAATTAAATCAGATTCATTTAATGATTGAACTACTTGTGGATTCATCTGAGCTAGATTACCTAACTCAGCCACAAATTCTCTTAATTTTTGTAAATCATTTCCTCTACCTAATGCTTCAATACCTGTAATAATTGTAGGCTTAACTGAATTTTTAGGTAATGCAGGAATTTCTTTTGATTCTTGCATACGTTTCATTAGTATTTTAACTAATGGAAGTTGAAACTCTTGTGATAATAATGAGTATACTCCACCCATAGCTGTTTCTAATTGCTCAGCCATATATCTAATTTCTTGAGCAGTAACTCTTTCAGCATCTCTTTGAATTGCTGTATGTAATAAGAAAGCATAAGACATTCTCTCTTCTAATTTTGCTATACTTCTTTCTACTACTTGTAAATCATATTGTTTCTGTGCTTGTAATACAGATACATCTTCTTCTGAACCAGTAATAATATCACCATTTCTAGTTAAAGCTAAATCTCTTTTCTTAGTTACAGAATTAGGTCTTACCATAAATACTACTTTAGAAGAAGCCGCCGCACTTTCAACAAGTGCTTGAGACAATCCTTCTAATGATTTAAGGTCTCCTAAAAATTCTTCTACATAACCTCTTCCGTAATCTTCACCATCAATTCTAACCATTCTTAAAGCTGAATAAGGAAGTCGGTCTTCAGGATATGTACCTATTGAATCAGGAATTTTAATTCCATTTACTTCTTGACATATATAAAATTTTCCATCTCCTAATTTATAAATATGTGTATACAATTCTACATCTTCATCTTTTTTATAATCAGCATCTTGTATTACCAAATTTCTAACATCTGAATCTAAACTTAAAGGACTAACACTTTCTTTAATAACTATTTCTAATATATTTCCTGACGCATCTCTATTACATACATAATGAGTAATAGGAAATACTCTCATCGTTCCTTTTTTAGGAAGATAAGTTAATACATTTCCTGATACTATTAAATGTTTAAGAGCTTCAAATACACTAACTCTTAAAGCTAACTCTTCAATCTTTTTAGAAACTTCTCTTTCAATATTTGCTAAAGATTTTTCTATTTCAGATTTCATTTCTTTATTTTGGTCAAGTTCTTCTTTTGTTCTTCCGCTAACGGATAGTCTAAAAAATGGGGAATTTGGTGGGAGTAATAAAAGAAGTAACTTAGAGGCTAAATTGTTTACACCTCTAGCTCCTACCGATTGGAAGGGATTGTATATTTTTGCGGAATGATTGTGTCCGTCTGTTGGGATTAAAGAAGATATTGTAAGTTCACTACACTCTTGAGCTCTATCAACGAACATTTCTCTTTTATCTTTTAATTTTAAATATCGTTCTTTTGCTGTAGGGTTTACCTGTAGCATTGTTTCGTTGCTCTTTTTAGTTGCCATTTATATCCTTATTATGAATATGATACGCCTGAACTTGTACCAGTCGTATTAATACCTAAGCCAGTTTGTAGAGCCTGTGTCCCAGTTTTACCTGCTATTTTCTTTTTCTTCTTAACATCTTTATCTGCTGTTACTAACTCTATCGGCTTCTCCACTACTTCTTCCATTCTTGAAGCAACCTGAGCAGGTGCTCTTTGAATTGGAGCAGGTGGTGCTTTTGATGCAATACACATAGTTATTTAGTCCTCTCTTTAAGTGTGTTTATGAATCGTACTACGTCCCTTTGACCTGCTTTAAAATAAATAGTCTTAGTATCATCTTTTAAATTAGGTGACTTTTCAGGGTATACATTATTCAAAAGTTTTACCAAATCTTCTGATTTAATAGGTAAAACTAAATCTTCTTCGTTGTTTTTTGCCATATAATTCTTCTAAAACGGGCACTTTAGTTCCAAAGTTTACCCGTGATAGTTCCTTTATTGTATTCTGTTGCTCTATTCTCAAAGAAATTAGCGTGTTCTACACCATTCAATACCCAATCTAACCAACCCAAAGGGTTATCTTTAACTCCATAATTAGGTTTTAATGATAGCTGTAGTAATCTTCTATCCGCTATATATCTTATATATTTTTTAACTTCATCAGCACTTAGTCCTCTAATACCACCCATACTAAAAGCCAAGTCTATAAATTTATCTTCTAGGTCTACCATATCTCTAGCTGTTTGATAGATACTTGCTTTAAATTTTTCTGTCCAAATATTCGGGTTTTCTTTTACCAATGTTTTAAATAATTTAATCATACTTTCAACGTGATGTGTTTCATCTCTAATAGACCAAGTAACTATTTGACACATACCTTTCATTCTACCATATCTTTGAAAGTTAAGTAGCATAACAAATGAAGCGAACAGTTGTAGTCCTTCTCCAAATGCAGAAAAACAAGCTATCTCTCTAGCTAAACCTTGAATACCTTTTCCTTTATCTTTAAATAAATATTCGTGTTTATCTGCCATCTCTTTGTATTCTTGAAATGCTTTAAAGTCTAACAATTCAGGCTCACCTATAGTATCATTAAGTAAAGCATAAGCGTGAGCGTGATTAGCTTCTGCTGTAGCAAAAGCAGACAACATCATTCTAACTTCAGGTGGTTTAAACTTAGGAATATAATTATCTAAGTATGCTTTAGCTATATCTACATCACCTTGAGTAAAGAATTTTAATATTTGATTAATTAAATTCTTCTCTTCTTTAGTAAGTCTTTCATTCCAGTCTCTTATATCTTCGTGTAGTGGAACTTCACTAGGAAGCCAGTGCATCTTTTGCATAGTATCGTATGATTCAAACGCCCATTCATAATCAAATGGTTTATAGTATAATCTATCTTTAAATAAACTCATCTTAATAATTCAATCCCTTCTATAATAATAATTGCTAATAATTCTAATGCTAATATTGTATGATACACAGTCCACAATATAGTTTGTTTATCTTTATTAACATATATAACTTTCTTTTTATCATCATACTCTACTTGTATAACATCAGGTTTTTTATTTTCCATTATCCCTCACACGCTAAACAATCAGCTTCAGGTATGATTGTTCTTTCTATTTTTTTAGATACTAATTCCGCTCTTTTAATTGCTTCAGAACGACAGTAGTATAAAGTTTTTAATTTTCTTTTCCAAGCTAACATATGTATATCGTGTAGTTCTTTTATATCTACATCAGCAGGAACAAATACATTAACACTTTGTGCCTGACAGATAAACTTTTGTCTATCTGCGGCGTGTTCTATAATCCATTGTTGATTAATTTCTATAGCTGTTTTGAAAACATCTTTTTCATAATCAGTTAATTCTTTTAAATGTAATATTGAACCTCTATTAGATACAATACTTGACCATACTTCTTCAGTGTTAATACCTTTCTTCTCTAAAAGTTTTTCTAAATATTTATTCTTAACTAAAAAAGAACCTGACATAGTTTTTTGAACATAAGCATTAGCTCTATAAGGTTCTATTGATGGTGAAGTAGTACCACAAATAATTGATGAAGAAGCATTAGGTGCAATAGCTAACAAGTGTGAGTTTCTCATACCAGTGCCTTCCATATCAGGAGCTTCACCTCTTTTAATTGCTAATCTTTTTGATTCAGCTACAGCTTGTTCTTTAATCTTTTTAAATATTTGGAGATTTTTTGCTTTGGCTAAAGCAGATTCAAACGGAATGTTTTGTGATTGTAAGTAAGCGTGAAAACCCATAGTACCTAGACCAATACTTCTCTCATTGTTTGCACTAAATCTAGCTTTAAATAATTCATCGGGTGCATAGTCAATAAAGTATTGTAATACGTTATCTAAAAAACGAATCATATCAGGAATGAATAAACTATCTTTTTTCCATTCTTCATATTTTTCTAAGTTAAGGGAAGATAAACAACAAACGGCTGTTCGTGTTTCGTTAGTAGGTAGGGTAATTTCAGTACAAAGATTAGAATGATGTACTGTTAATCCTAAATCTTTTTGTGGTTGTGGGAGTCCTTCATTTATAGTATCACTAAAACAAACATAAGGCTCACCTGTAGCAACACGATTCTCTAAAATTTTTTGCCACAAATCTCGTGCTGATATTGTTCTTACTTTTTCTTTTGTATGTGGGTCTATTAAATCCCAACTGTCATCATAAGTAGGTTCTTTAATACAATTATCTATAAGTTCCATAAACTTATTAGGAATGTTTACTCCGTGATGTAAGTTTAAACATTTTCTATGTATGTCTCCGCCACTAGGTTTTCTTATATCTAAAAATTCTAATATTTCAGGGTGAGATATATCCATATAAGAAGCATAACTTCCTCTTCTTGTTTTACCTTGTGAGAAAGCAAGTATCTCAGAATCTACAACGTGCATAAAAGGAATGACACCTGAGCTTTGACTTCCACCTGAAGTTAAAGTTCCATCAGACCTGACATCTCCCCAGTACCCTGCAATACCACCACCAACAGAAGCTAACCAAGCGTTTTCTGTGTAGTGTTCCGCAAGTTCACCTCTACTATCTCCAACATAATTTAAGAAACAAGAGATAGGCATACCTCTTTTAGTTCCTGCGTTACTTAATATAGGAGTAGAAAACATACACCAAAGGTTAGATACATATTCATATATTCTATCAGCCATTTCATCATTATCAGAAAAGGCTTTTGCCGCTCTCATAAAAGCATCTTGCGGTGATTGTTCATCAGGTAATAAGTATCTATCTTTTAATGTAGTCTTTCCAAAATCTGTTAGTAAGTTATCTTTCTCGTAATCCATTTATGCTCCGTTAAATTCGTCTTCAGGGTTTTTGTTTTTAAATTGGTCTTCGTTAGGTGTGTTATTAGCTATATCATCTAAAAATTTATCATCAATAGGTTCTAATTCTTCTTGAGATTTTTCTGATTCAGTTTTCTTTTTACCAAATATTCTATCCCAACCTTCTTTATAATCTTTTGTAGGCATATGTATCGGATTGCCAAACATATTAAGGTTTTTACCTTTTAATTTTTTTCCTATTCTTCCCATTGTAATTCATATCCCGTTTGATTTATCATATATAATTCTATTCTATTGTTATTTATTTTATCTTCTTTAAAAGTCCACATAGAAGCTAGTAATAAATTTTCATCAGGTGGATAGATAATAGACTCTTCCACTGGAATAGTTTTAACAGTTTCAATTTTATTAGTATTAATAACTAACTCTTTAAGTTCCTTAGCTTTAGTAAGATAATGATATGTGTGAGTTTTAATATCTTTTTCTGTTGTTAATGTTGTAGCTAAATCAATACCACTATAAACTTTAGCGTATGTATTATTACTTATAGCTAAACTGCTTCCACTTGATAATAAGGCAAACTTAGTGCACCCATTAAGAAGGACTGCTAATATAAATAGCTTTATCCCTGTCAATCGTAACATAATTTATATCCTTTGGTTCAAATTGTTCTATTTGTTGAAAAACAATTTTCTTATCTAAATCACTACACGAATAAACATCTAATTGTAATAACGCAGGGGACACTTCGTCCCAAGTATGTAAAGCGATGTGTGATGTACTGAGAACAGCAAGACAAGTAAGTCCCCTGTTCCCTTTATCATAAACATAATGAGCATTAGGCTGTCCTAACATCTTCATATTTATTGCTCTTACAAATTTTCTTATCCATTTTCTTATGAAACGAATATCCTTCGGTGGCTTTTTTATTTTAGCCCTGATGATTATATGATTATGTTGTAGCATTATAATGCACCAGTCTTTCTCAATCCCGCAGGGTCATTACCTAGTTTAAGTTTCACTGTGTCATCTGATTTATTATCTTCGTGTTCTAGTATTAAATCAATGTATTGCTTAGCTTTCTTTAGGTCTTCAATCTGAGCTTCTTTAGTTTTATGTTTAAAACGCCAACGACAAATGTACTTAATCGCATTACCTTCAGCATACGGAATATCATTCTGCATAATAAAGGTAATAGGTTCTATCTTAAATCTAAAATAGTGAGGTGGTTGTTTTACTTTATCTGCCATAGTTTCACCTTTCCAGTCTTCTTATTGTATTCTTTATGTCTAAGAATATGTGCAACTCTAGCTTGTTGTAAGGCTTCCTTAGCTGAAAAGCCTTTTGACTTGTAAAAACCTACCACTATCTTCCATAGGTCTAAAAGGGGAACATTAGTATACTGCTTAATCATTTTCTCAGCAGTTTTAACCCCCACATTTGGCAGTCCGTTATAACCATCGGTACTATCACCCGCCAATGTTTGTATCATAAACCAATAATCAGCTAATCGTTGAGGTATTTGTTCAACTGTCTCACCATCTCTACTTACTTTAGCAGGTATCTGTCTCATATCTTTGTCAATAGAAACAATAATCCTGTCCTCAGTAGGACAAGGTTCAGTCGCTAGAATACCCATAACATCGTCAGCTTCTAGGTTCTTCCACATAACTCCATTATGTTTTTCCATAATGTAATCACGCAAAGCATTTAAAACCATAGGCTTACGTCTTTGTTTACGATTATCTTTATAACTTGGAAGAACATCTTTACGAAAATTATTCTTATCAGTTAAAGCTACAATATAATCGTCAGCTTCTAGGCTTTGTCCTAAGTCGTCTATCTTAGCATCAACTTCGTGCTTACATTGAATCTCATCACAATGTAATGTCCAAAAGCCATTACCCCAATGAGTATCTACTTCATTAGCAGTAGCTATCTTATATGCTAATATATCTCCATCTATTAATAACACCTTTTTTTTCATTTTTGTTTTCCTCATTTTACGTTAAATTTTTTCTGTCAAATATTTCGGATAATGGAATCAATACTACTCTACTTCTATTACCATCTCCCACGCTCTTAGTATTTTTGACATACTTTTTTGCAAGACGCTTCATTGTTTTTGTAGAAAAGATTAAATGACAATAATCTTTATCACCATTTGCTAAGGACTGAATCCAATACTCAGCTTTAGTGGAAGTAATACCTGAAGGCTTACCATTACACTCAACCTCTATTGCAATATTACCTGTCTTCTGCCACCAATCTCTTTCTGTCTTCACTTCAACTTTATCTTCAGCTCTCATTCCTAAGAGTTTATGAAGTCTGTTTTCTCTTTTTTTTCCGAACTTTAAATCAAAATCAAAATCTGACTTTGCTTTTACATTTGTATTCAATGCCATATTAATGTGTTTCACTCCAATTATTTCCGATTTTATATTCACCAGTTAAAGGTAATCTTAAATTGAAATGTTCGCCAGTGCGTTTGATAGATTCTACAGCTAACTTTCCTATATCTTCTGCGTTCTCTTCAGGACATTCTACTTGGATTTCATCGTGCACCCAAACAACCTGTTGAACATCAGAATATTCTTTAACAGCTTTGTTAAACTCAACTAGCCATTGTTTACAAACTATAGCTCCTGCACTTTGTAAAAGTGAATTGAGTGCGGCGTGAACTGAACGAATTTTAATCTGTCTTTTATCAAGACCTATTAAATATCCTCTTTCAGCCGCTTGTTGTACTTGCTTTAATAACTTACTCAAAGCAGGAAGATTATTTAAAAATCTTTCTCTTATCTTCTTAGCTTCTTTTACACTTTTACCTGTTACTAAGGCAATCTTTTTTACACCACCACCATAAAGGAAGCAGTAGTAAAATCTTTTTGCAAGGTCTCTTGAATCTAACCCTGCTAATTCTTTTGTTTCTGTATGTATATCACCATTTAAAACAACTTTAGAATATTCTCCTTCATCAAACTTAGACATAAAGTGAGCCAATAATCTAACTTCTAATCCTGATATATCTATTCCAACTAATTTTTTTCCTTTGGGAACAGTAAATAAACTTCTACATTCTTTTCCATAAGGAACTGTAACACTTGGAACTTGTCCTAAATTAGGATTCGTATGACTAGCACGAGCTGTTACTGTTGAATTAGTATTACAAGTGCCGTGTATTCTACCACTAACTTCATTCTTTAACCAAGCCTGAGCACCAGTTGCTAATTGTCCTATCCTTTTATCTAATAAAAAGTGTTCACATAAAACTTTTGCTTCAGGATATGGAAGACTAGCTAAAACTGTTTCATCTAATTTTGGTTTACCATCATTAGTATATTCTTCAGGTTTCCAGTTGTGTCTCTCAATTAATCTATCTGCTATGTGATGTCTTGAACTAGGATTAAAAGTAACAGTCTTTTCTTTATAAAAAGTTTCACCTTTAATATATCCTCTAGCTTTATTATTAACTTTAGGAATAAATGGTGTACGTTCTAACTTAGGTGGAAACAATTTTTGTAATTGTTCTTCCAACTCTAAACGTCTAGCATTTAATTTAGAATACAATTTAACTCCTTCATCTGTATTAAACATAAAACCATAACGCTCTTGTTTAAAAATTAAAGTTGCTACTTCGTGTTCTAACTCCATCGCTTGACAAGAATAACCTTTACGTTCCATAGCTTTGTATAGACTATCCGTTACTTCAACATCTTGAACGCAATAGTCCAACATCGCAGGACTGTATTCTTTCCAGTCAGTATCAAAGACTTCCTTGTAGTTACCCACCCTATACCCCCACGCTTTCAAGCTGTGTCGTCCTATACAATTAGTAGGGAAGTCTTTTCTTTTAAAATCTCGCTCCTTTACATCAGGGTAAAGTAAACGAGTTGCTACTATTGTATCAAAAACCTTTCCTTTAGGTTTAAAGTCGTAAAACTTTTCTAGGACGGGTATGTCAAATTTAATAATGTTATGACCAACAATTAAATCCGCCTGTTCTAATTCTTTTATAGCTGTTTCATTATCTAATTTTAGTATTTCATTAGTATCAATATTTTTTAATACTATACAATGTACTTTAGTGCATTGATTTAAAAAACCATCTGTCTCTATATCAAAACAATATTTCATTTTTTAAATTTACCTTTCATTAAATCTTCTATCTCTTGTTTATGTACTGACTTGTCGTATTCTCTATCTAACTTTTCTGTATTCAATTCTTTTTTTAATTTTTCATTTTCTGTTTCAAGTTGCTGTCGCTTTTGCTTTTCCTCTCTCCACATTTCTAATGCTTTTTGATATTCTGACATATTATATCCTCTTCATACTTTTAATAACACTACGAGGATAAATGTTTCTATCCCCAAATTCTATTTCTCCATCATCTGTAAAATAACTTGCAAAAGAATAAACATAATCATCTGTCTTATCAAATATCCAACACTCCGTATGCACATCAGCACAAGTCATCTTAGCAAAATCATTTGCAGTAGCTAAAGTTGAATCGCCAACAATATCTTCCCAAATAATTTTATATTTGTAATATTTTTTACCACCTATTATAAGTGGCTCACTAGGTTTCTTTTTCATAATAATATTGCTCCCGTAATAAAACCAATAATAAAATAAATTATTTCAGTTCTATAATACAAAGACCATATCTCAAATTTTTCTTTTAGTTTATTCATTGTAATGTATGTAGTTTAACTTCTACTCTCCACGCCGCATTTTCACCATTCAATGCTAATTGTAAAAGAGCATCTTCTAACAATAGAGCTGAACTTTCTTTTGCAACATCTAATGTTATTGGTCGTTGATATTTTTTAGCTTTACCTACGGCTTCTAAAACTAAAGCTGTCCACTCCATAGATTTTCTTTTTTGTTTTAACAATTTACTAAAACTCATCAGATACATCTCCTTTAACTTCACTTAAACAGCCAGTCTTTAAATCATAATAAAGATTACAAGCCTTTCCTGTTTCTCCTGAAAATCTATT